GGCCATTTTGATGGACTACATCAAATCTTCGGTGGACAGAATTTAAACGGGAAAGTTAAATATCTTATAAGTGAAAATGGGGAGTTTATCTCTCAGAACAAATACGCAGACCAATGGTTATATCAGATGGATCTATTAGTCAATCACCCTTTAAACCCCATGACTTCCCAGAAGTATCTGAACATAGAAGATAAAAGCTGCCTATGGTGGAAACATGTAGCAATAAATCATGGCGCAAAAAAACCAACCAAACAAATTCCTTATACTTGGATTTTTCCCGATACGTTTAATTTATCTAATAGACCGGAATTTTTAGATGAGGTAAAACATAAAGGTTTAATGTATGAATAATACTTGGATCTTACAATAAAGGCATCCAATACAGAAGTCTTATGTATTAATATGCATATTTATTAGTAAAATAATTACAGTGGCAATAAAATTAACAGATCTTTTAAAAGAAGACAATACAGAAGAAAAAAATGTTTTTATAAAAGATGTTATGATATTAAATAAACTAGCTTTTAAGATTGCTGGAGTTATTGTGCAAACTAAAACAGGATTTACTGGATATCTAAAAAAATATTCATCAGGTACTTTACCTGCAACTGGATTTAGAAGTCAATCTTCTTTTCATGAATCTTATGGAGATACTCTATATAAAACAGAAAAACCGATAACTAAAAAAGAAGATTGTATTAAACAACTAGAATCAGCTGTTAATTCAATTAAAATTAAATAAGTAAAAATGGCAATAAAATTAGTAGATCTTTTAAAAGAAGATGATAATCATAAGCAAAAAATGATTATTTGGTTTAAAGATAGATGGAAAGATTATTCAATTAGTAAATTAAAAAAGAAACTCGGGGAATTATATCAAGGTGATAAAGAGGCTTATTATTTAATTCCTATGTTAAAGACATTAATAAAAGATAAACAAAAAAACTTAAATGGAGCTCTTTAGAAGCTCCTTTTCTTTTTTCTATATATTCAATTACAATTTCTATTCTTCATCGTCCTGTAAGTCCGGGACAGCGGGGGACACGTCTCTACGATAGAACTTTCCTAAAACATTTTCGTTATAGGAATCCACACTTAAAACTTCCATTACCATTTGATAATAGGTCTCCCAATAGCTCATTTGTTTTTTTGCGGTGCAGATCTTTAGTATCTCTCTAGTGAATGCGTCCTTACCCAAGAGTTTAATGTCTTCCATTACAAGTTTACTAGAACCGTAATAATCTGTCCAATTACTTTCTTTTACTTCCTTTCTTTTCTTTGGAATCCTACCAGGTTTAACCCATTCGGAAATTTCTTTCTTGGTTAGTTTTTTGGTCAATACATTCCTAAGGATCTTTTTACCGACGTAGAATTTGCCGGATTTTGTGTTAGTAACTTTATAAACAAAGCCAACTGCAGTATCGGGGAAGTCATTTATTTTTGTGTACTCTTTCCCTTCGTGTAACCAATTTCCCATAGACTAATTTATTATAAATATCTTAACTATCCCAACGAATTAAATAATTTTTATTTATCCAATTTCTAATAGTTTTTCTAGATACATTAAAATGATTAGCAGCAGATACAGTAGAATCAATAATTTCTTGCGTATCTATATTAGAGGAAGATCCTTGACCTCCCATACATTTTGGTATTATATGATGACCTTCATAATGTTTATCATCTCCTTTTAATCTTTTTTGAGACTTTGCATTTTTTATTATTTTATCATAAATTTTTTGATAATCCATAATTAAGAATCATATCTAATGATAAATGTTATATCGGTATTAGAAGGAATTGGATACGGAGTCGCTAGTTTTCCAACTACTAGTAATTCATTTTTTTCGTTATATAATCCAACGGTAGTTGCATAAGGCGTAAAGCTTGACCCAGTTACAGAATCTTGCATTTTACCCGATCTTATATAGTTATAACTTCCTGTGAACCCTAATGGAGTAAAAAATGGACCCTGAGATCCAGAAATTATATAGGATCCTGTTGAAAAACTAGCGCTATTAAACATTGATGGATTCAAAGAATAATTAAAATCATTCTCTGATACATGACATCTTACTTCATTCTGATAGATTGTAGATTCAGCTGCTAGTGTAAGAGTAAAAGGTACGTATGAAAATGCCATGATTTAATTTTTTATTACCAACTAGTTACAGTTGAACAAGGTTGAACTGTTATAGTAACAGTTGTAGATCCTACTACTATTGTTCCTCCACTATTTACTGTCACAAATGTTCCTGTTCCTGGGTCTATAGATATTTGATTATAGTTTCCACCAATCAATCCAATTTGTTGTGATCTTACAGATGATCTATTAGCTAAGTTGGATTCAAATCCCCCAGCCGCAGAATTAAATGTATTTCCTGAACTTATTGACATTGGATTTGTGCTTAATTGGAAACTATCTATATCAGTACCAAAATTACAACCAGTTGCATTATATCCAGTAACTAATAAATTTTGTATTCTAATAGTTGAGCCTAGAGCTTTTGATAAAGTCGCATTAAATGTAGGTCCTCCAATTGATGGTGCTGTAAATGAAATTGTTAGTGTTGCTACATTAGGTGCACTAGTACTAGGTGTTGGACTAGGTGTTATACTTAAGCTAGGTGTAACAGAAACACTAGGTGTAGGTGTAACAGAAACACCAGAAGTTATTGATACACTAGGTGTAACAGAAACACTGGGTGTTTTACTAACTGATGGTGTTATACTAGGAGTAATACTAGGTGTAGCAGTTGGTGTTAAACTAGGTGTAGCAGATACAGTAGGTGTTATTGTTGGCGTTACACTTGGCGTAACTGTCATACTTACACTTGGAGTAGGACTTGGAGTAGGCGAATATGTAATAAGAGAAATATTAACAAAATTTGTACAAACTCCAGTAGATCTAACTTGTATAACTGTGGTAGCATTAGGTACTAACACAGATAAATAACCGCCTTGTAAAGCAGCTTTAGATATGCCAGTTTCAAAAGGTGTTACAAAGCCATCATAACTTGAATACAAGTTAAAAGGCCCAGTGTCATTTCCTGCAGTTGTTAATACTATGAATACCGATCTAGCCATTTATTATAAATATAATTTATATTCATTTAATTTATTAATTATTAACATTGATGACCTCTTGCAGTCATTACTCCAGTACTAGCTGCAATTGTATATGTAGTTTGTACAGCATCATTAATATCATATACATAAATAATTCCATTTATAGGAGTTCCTGATGAATTTCTAGCAACCATTCCAACTCCAAAGAATCCACCATTTGCTGTATATGTAGCTTTATCTGTTGAATTTAAGTAAATATTAAGATTAGCACCTGGAGTACATGATGAACTACTAGGTAATTGTGGTAAACCTTTAGCTAGAGTAACTGATACAGATGGAGAATGGCTAGGTGTTACACTAGGAGTAGCTGACACTGCAGGAGTTACTGATACTGAAATACTAGGCGTACTACTTACCGCTGGAGTAACTGATATACTAGGTGTACTACTTACCGCTGGAGTAACTGATACTGCTGGAGTATTACTTACTGCTGGAGTAGGACTAGGCGACGGTGTAGGTGATGGTTGAGGACATGTTCCACAAGTTGGTGTAAATCCAGTATTAACTGTAGCAAATGAACTACCATTAGTAACATTAATAGCTAAATATACTGGATTACAACTTGGTGATTCTTTAGTTCCTCCAGGAGAACAACTATTAAATTGAATATAGTATACTCCTGTATTTAAAGTAGCAAAAGTACTACTTGTGAATGTTGTGCTTGCACAGAAAGTAGGAGCATTACCACCAGTTCCAGTAGTAGTACCGCCAGTGCCCGCATTTGCGTCAGGTGTACCAGGCACAGTTGCTCCATTACAAGAATCATATGCATTTGTAGCTAAATAAATAGTATTTGCAAAGTTTGCAGGAGGTGAAGTACTCGGAGTAGGAGATATACTTACTGCAGGCGTTACTGATATACTAGGTGTAACAGAAACACTAGGTGTAACTGATACTGCAGGCGTTACTGATATACTAGGTGTAACTGATACTGCAGGCGTTACTGATATACTAGGTGTAACTGATACTGCAGGCGTTACACTTACACTAGGTGTAATTGAAATACTAGGAGTTATAGAAATGCTAGGTGTTACTGATATACTAGGTGTTACTGATATACTAGGCGTAATTGAAATGCTAGGTGTAACAGAAACACTAGGAGTAACTGATACACTAGGTGTTACTGATATACTAGGCGTAATTGAAATGCTAGGTGTAACAGAAACACTAGGTGTAACAGAAACACTAGGTGTTACTGATATGCTAGGAGTAACTGATACACTAGGTGTTACAGATATACTAGGTGTTATACTTACACTAGGTGTTATACTTACACTAGGTGTTACTGATATACTAGGAGTTACACTTACACTAGGTGTAATAGATACGCTAGGAGTAACTGATATACTAGGTGTTACTGATATGCTAGGAGTAACTGAAACACTGGGTGTTACACTAGGTGTAATTGAAATACTAGGAGTAACTGATATACTAGGAGTAACAGAAATACTAGGAGTAACTGAAACACTAGGTGTTACACTTACACTAGGAGTAGCTGAAACACTAGGGGTAACTGATACACTAGGTGTTACTGATACACTAGGTGTTACACTAGGAGTAACTGAAACACTGGGAGTTATACTTACACTAGGAGTAACTGATACTGAAGGTGTAACAGAAATACTAGGAGTAACTGAAACACTAGGAGTTATACTTACACTAGGCGTTACAGATATAGAAGGTGTTACTGATATACTAGGGGTAACAGAAATACTAGGAGTTACACTAGGGGTAACAGATATGCTAGGTGTTATACTTACACTAGGTGTTACAGATATAGAAGGTGTTACTGATACACTAGGTGTTACTGATATACTAGGTGTTACACTAGGAGTAACTGAAACACTGGGAGTTTTACTTACACTAGGAGTAACTGATACTGAAGGTGTAACAGAAATACTAGGAGTAACTGAAACACTAGGAGTTATACTAGGCGTAATTGAAATACTAGGAGTAACAGAAATACTAGGAGTAACTGATACACTAGGAGTTATACTTACGCTAGAAGTTACACTTACACTAGGTGTAATTGAAATACTAGGAGTTACAGATACTGAAGGTGTAACAGAAATACTAGGAGTAACTGATATGCTAGGAGTAACTGAAACACTAGGTGTTACACTAGGGGTAATAGATACGCTAGGTGTTATACTTACACTAGGTGTAATACTTACACTAGGTGTAATCGATACACTAGGTGTTATAGATACACTAGGAGTTACACTAGGAGTAGCTGAAATACTAGGAGTAATTGAAACACTAGGAGTTTTACTTACACTAGGAGTAACTGATATACTAGGAGTTACACTAGGAGTAACTGAAATGCTAGGCGTAACAGAAATACTAGGAGTTACACTAGGAGTTATACTAGGAGATAATCCAGGAGTTGTTGATACACTAGGCGTAACTGATATGCTAGGTGTTACTGATATACTAGGAGTTATGCTAGGTGTAATTGAAACACTAGGAGTAGCTGAGATACTCGGTGTAAGACTTACACTAGGAGTAACAGAAATACTAGGAGTTACACTAGGGGTAACAGATATGCTAGGAGTTATACTTACACTAGGTGTAATAGAAACTGTTGGAGTTATACTCACACTAGGTGTAACAGATACACTAGGAGTTATACTTACACTAGGTGTTTTACTTACACTAGGCGTAATAGAAACTGTAGGAGTTATACTCACACTAGGTGTAATAGAAACACTAGGTGTTATACTAGGAGTTATACTAGGAGATAATCCAGGAGTTGTTGATACACTAGGAGTAACAGAAATACTAGGAGTTACACTAATAGTAACTGATATGCTAGGTGTTACTGATATACTAGGAGTAGCCGAAATACTAGGAGTAACAGAAATACTAGGTGTTATAGATACACTAGGTGTAACAGATACACTAGGAGTTATACTTACACTAGGAGTTATACTTATGCTAGGTGTAACAGATATACTAGGTGTTATACTAGGAGTTATACTAGGAGATAATCCAGGAGTTGTTGATACACTAGGAGTAACAGAAACACTAGGTGTTTTACTTATACTAGGAGTAATACTCGGTGTTACACTAGGAGTAATTGATACTGTAACTGAAATAGTTGGAGTTATACTAGGTGTAACTGAAATAGTTGGAGTTATGCTAGGTGTAACTGAAATAGTCGGAGTAGGACTTGGACTAGGTATTTGTTCAGTTGCATATCCACTTAATGTACAATCAGGAGGGAATATTCCTAAATAATCTTTGTTTGTTATTATGACTATTCCTTGATTGTATAAAATATTACCTACATGAACAAAAGAACTGCCACTAGTAGCTAGCACATTTCCATTTCCGTCATCATATATATAATATAAAGAAGATGATAAAATAAAACTATTTCGTCCTATATTTTCTCCAAAAACATTTCTTGGAATAGAAAGTACAGATATCTGTGCATTTGATTCTGTAGGAAAATATCTAACATCAGCATCAAAAGTTCCTGAAGCTGCACTAGATTGTAAAGAATTATCAAAACTAGAACCCGTAGATAAATAAGATCCAGTAGTAAAATTAGAATAAAAAAGTTGTTTCGCAGAGTAATAAATTAGCGTGCTCTGTTGAACAGATCCACTTATATTTATTTGACCATTAATTCCTCTTAGAACAGAAATACCATAGTTACTAAATGTAGCACTACTATAGGATGCAGTATAACGTAATTTAATAGGAGTTGTAGAACGGTCCGATGAATTAATCGTATTAAAAGCTCTACTCATTTTTTATATTAAAATATTACCAGTCTAATTTAACTCTTATTAAAGCTTCTTTAGTAAAATCTTTTACCATTGGCACTGACATTTTAGCCACTGCCACTAAATCATTATTATCATTATACAATCCTATAGTAGTTGGAAAAGTTTGCGGACTATTAACTAATATTGGATATACTAATCCTCCATTAGATCCTGATGTAAATGTAGGATTTGAAGAATAATTATATTGTGAATTTTGTATTCTTACAAATATATAATCAGAAGAAATTGTTTCATATGAACTTAATTGAAAACTTCCTCCTGAAGATATGGCCGTAAATAAACTAGTATTGCTAGTTGATGAATATGGTGTAGATGGATTTGAAGTTTCATCTACAATTAGTCCTACTCCTCCATATGAACTTCCTAATGCCAATGCACCTGGATTTAATATAATAGTACCTATATCAGGCAATAAAAATCCATAAGATCCAGAAGCTGTGTATCCAGCTTTTGTAGCTCCGGTTGGAGTTGAAACACTAGCATATCCATTAGATCCTGATACAATATCAAATACTCTTCCACAATCTAAATAATTTATAACATTAGAATTATTACTATTATCTGATAAAGTGATTGTACCTCCAGGACCAGTTAAAGTTAAATTAAATGATCCAGGTAATAAACTTTCTTTATATCTATTTCTATCTACATTTATTGCGTAAATATACCTTGAATTATTTGCTAAACCACCAAAATTAAATCCTTGAGATCCTGTTACAAATGCACCATATACTAAATTTTTATATTGTTTATACGTAGTATATGATGGACTAATTCCAGCAACTAGAGGATTATAATATTGAGATCCTGATCCAAAGGCGTGGCCATACGCAATAGAAAATTGAACAGCTGCTCCAGTGGTGCCTTGTGATAATTGATATACATTTAAATAAAATGCATCAGATGTAATAGTAGTAGATGAAGGTTGTGAAGCTGCAAAAAATGATGTTAACGTAGGAGAATTAGTACTCCATGCAGGAGCAGTAATTGCATCAGATGATACTACAAAATCAGTCGCTGCTAGCGGTGTATATGACATATTTTAATTTTTAAGATGATACTTTATTTATCTGTACAGGAACTGTAATTCTAGCGCCGGAATCTCTACCAACTACAGTTAACAAAGTGTAAAGTGTTGTATTTGATCCAAATAAAGTATTTACAGTTGTAGCTGACATATTCAGTGTAGTACCAATAACAGTTAGACTTACGTTTGTTCCTAAAGTTTGTGTACTATTCGCTGATGAAGCTGCGTTTGAATTAATTCCAACTCCTGTAAAAGTGCTGGTAGTTCTAACATCTCCGATAGTAAAAGTGTATCCATCGGTTTCATAAGTAGAAGTGGCTCCTAAATAATTTAATGTTTGAGGAGTAATTGAAATTGAAGCTCCTTGTGATAGTGTAATCACACTATATCCAATACTAACTACTGGTAATTGAGAAGTACCTCTTGGTAAAGTTACTAATCTATATTTCATAATTTCATTATCTTCTGGAAAAGCTTGTATAACTGGCATATTTTGAATTGCTTCTCCATAAAATGCAGATCCTGATGGATGATTTGGATTGTATAACGTGTAATCTACCTCATCATCTGAAAGAGAAAATTGAGTGATTTTAAATGATCCATCGTTTCTAGCTAGTAATTCTCTACCTTTTTTGGTAAGAATAGC